CTGGGCGTGACCGAATGAGCAGGCACGCCAAGGGCGCGGGCCTGCGCTACCGGAACAGTGAAGTCCTCGGGAGGCTGTTCTGGGATGCCTCCCATCCCAGCCCGTGGGTGATCTTCCGCAACATCACCGAGTACCGCCAGTGGGCCGCCAATGTCCGCAAGGTCCGGCCTGGCACCAAAACCGAGCACCTGGTCAACATCCACTGGACGCCGGAGCGGCTGCTGGCATCGGCGGCATCGTCCCACCGGGAGGCGGTGCGGCGGTGAGGGCGCAGCCGGAGACCTACATCGAAATCACCGGCAACATCGAGGTCCACCAGCCGGTGAAGAACAGGTTCGAGGTCTCGGAGGAACGCGGCGAGGCGGCAGAGGAATGAGCGCCGGGGCCAAGAGCCGCCGCCAGCACATGAGTTACGGGAAGGCCCCCGGCGTCCAGTGTCTGGGCAAGGACCGCTACCACAGCTACGCCGCAGCGCGGACGGCCATGGCCAAGATCCCCGGCTTCATGCGGGCCTACCGCTGCAAGATCTGCTCCTACCTGCACCTGACCAGCAAGGAGAAGCACCCCAAGTGAGCGCCATCTTCGAGCGGGCCGCCGAGCAGTGGGCCGCCATGCGCAGCGACTATGAGCGCTACGTGGACGCCGCCTACGACAGGGCGCTGGAGGCCTGCGGGGGCGTGCTGGTGAACAAGGAGGGGCAGGCCGCCCACATCGACGGCTACAGCCTGTTCACCGGCCCCGCCATCAGGGCCTACCGCTTCGCCAGCTGGGAGCTGGTGGCCCACTGGCAGCACGTCCCGAGGCTGGGGCTCTCCGACTACGAGAAGCAATGGGTGGAAGGGAACATCGAACGCTATGAGCAGCAGGCTGCTTGACCGCCAGATTCCGCGCCCGGACCAGCTGGCCGCCATCAACGAGATCCTGGCCGCCAAGAGGCATCTCTGCCGCGCCGAGGTGGGAGCCGGCAAGACCCTGGTGGGGGTGGAGGCGGTGCTGCGCACCCGTGTGCCCGTCACCCTGGTAGTGGGACCGCTGAACACCCGCTCCGGCTGGGAGACCACCTTTGCCCGGCAGTCCGGCGGCACCACGGACTTCCACTTCATCGACGGTTCCAAGCGCGGCACGAGGGCCTTCCATGCCCTCGCCAGAGGGACACGGGGCGTCTACTTCATGTCCTGGAACAGGTTCCGGATGTATGACTGGAAAGAGTTCCCCATCGACTTCATCATCTACGATGAGGTCCACGAGGGGCAGAACCGCAAGTCGGCCACGCACCTGGCCATGATCTCCGCCACCCGGATCGAGTACCAGCTGGGCCTCTCGGCCACACTGTCGGGCAACCGGGTGCAGGGCCAGTGGGCCATCCAGCACAGCCTGTGGCCGGACAAGGCCATCACCCCGGCGTTCTGGACATGGGTGACCAAATATCTGAAGACCGAACGGCACGCGCAGGCGGGCAAGGCGATCCTGGGGGAAAAGGAGCCCGGCACGGTCTGGAACCTGCTGCCCAGCAAGTCCGCGTTCGCCTCCCCATACCAGGAGGAGCCCATCATCTTCAACATCGAGGTCGATCTGCTGCCCGCGCAGCGGAAGATCTACGACAGGTTCGAGCGGGATGCCGTGGTCTGGCTCGAAAACCACCCGCTGGTCGAGGCGCTGCCGGCCCTCCAGCAGCTGCGGCTGCGGCAGATGTGCCTCGCCGTGCCCTCCATCCGGGAAGTCTGGAAGACCCGCACCGTCGATGAGTTCGGTGTCCCGTGTGAGCCCTACGACGAACTGGTGGAGGAGGTCTACTTCGAGGAGGACGCCAAGTCCACCAAGGCCGAGGCCGTCATCGAGCAGATCCGGCACCTGTACGAGAACCGCGAGCCGGAGCCGATCCTGATCTTCACACACTCCAGGAAATTCGCCACCATGCTCACGCTCCGGCTGCAGGCCAAAGGCTACCGGGCACGCCGGTTTGTCGGCGGCATGTCCGACGCCGAGCGGACCTGGAAACGGGAGGCCTTCGGCATCGAGTACGACATCATGGTGGCCACGCAGGCAGCCGTGGGCATCGGTACCGACGGCATCCAGGAGAAGTGCCGGATCGAGTTCTGGGTTTCCCTCAGTGACAACCGGATTCACAACAAGCAGGGCATGGGCCGGCTGTCCCGGCCCGGCCAGAAGCGCACCGTGCTGCGCTACAACTTCCTCGCCCGCGACACCGTGGAGGTCAGGCGGCTGGCGCAGATGGCGGCCGATCAGGAGCAGCTGGACGCCAGCTACACCTACGAGGCGCAGGACACCGCTGCATAACGGCCTGTCGAAAAGAAAAGTATTGACTCCATGTATGTAGGGTGTGTAACGTCTTCCTTGTAAACATCGCTCTACACAGCGAACCACACACCCTTTAGGAGCACACCATGACCATCGAACTCAACTTCGGGCAGGTCCGTCTCGCAGACGGCACCGTCACCGACGTCCACAAGGAGCTGGAGCTGATGACAGCACCGTCCGCCGCCGACATCGAACTGGAACACCTGGCCGAAGCAGCCCTGGAGGCCCACATCGCGGCCACGGAGGCAGTCCGGGTGCAGGAGTCCACCAAGGCCGCCTTCAAGAAGGCCCTCCAGGCCCACGGCAGGCTCACCCCCGACAACAAGAACGTCGGCGTGGTCCGCACCATCATCAAGCCCATGCGCCGCTTCGACCCGGCCCTCGCCAAGCAGCTCCTCACCGCCGAGGAGATCGCCAAGTACAGCGACATCAGCAGCGCGCTGGTCAAGGCCAACGTCGCCCCGGCCGTCTACGAGATGTTCCAGAAAAACCAGGGCTACAGCCTGGAAATCAAGGTGGCGGATTAGGCAGCTTTCGCCGGCAGGAGGGGGAGAAATCCCCTTCCTGCCTTTTAGTGTTTCACCCGCAGAGCACACAAAGGAGCAGCATGTCCCTCGATAAGGCCCAGGCGTTCTCGATTTTCTCCGGACTCAACCTCGGGCAGGAGGAGGCGCAGGCAGCGTTCGACGCCCTGACCCCGGCCGAGCAGCAGGAGTACGAGCAGCACGCCACCGTTTTCGTTGAAGTGGCCGGCGACGTCAGTGCCAAGGCGTACTTCGAGCTGGGCCAGCTCACGGCCAAGCACCACCTGCAGCTGAAGCCCGAGGATCTCACCGCCTGGACCATCCAGGACTACCGGGACGCGCTGGACGCCATCGAGGGCTCCGAGTTCGAGGCCATCCACCTGGCCAACCTGTGCCGCACCCCGGCCACCAAGCACATCCTCGCACTGGTGAAGCCATGAAAGGAACCGCATGGGGAGAACGCCCGGCCGTGCAACCACCCGCCCTGATGGCCGTGTCATGAGCAGCCTGCAGAAGAACTTCCTGGCGGCGCTGGTGGAGACCCCGCCGCCCTGTACCACCAAAGACCCGGAGATCTTCTTCAGCGGCTCGGACGCCTCCGTCACGGCGCGCAACACCCAGGCAGCCAAAGCGGTGTGCCGTTCCTGTCCGCTGATCTTCGCTTGTCTGCAGTTCGCACTGGAGACCAATGACCAGTGGGCCGTCATGGGAGGAAAGACCCCTACCGAGCGCTCACGGGTCCAGTCCAGGTACAACGAAAGGCAAGCAGCATGAGAACACCCCGGATATTGGTCGCCTGCGAGTATTCCGGCATCGTCCGCGATGCCTTCGCAGCCCGAGGCTGGGACGCCTGGTCCTGTGACCTGCTGCCTTCCGAGCGCCCCGGAGGCAACCACTACCAGGGTGACGTCAGCGACATCCTGCGCGATGGCTGGGATCTCATGGTGGCGCACCCGCCGTGCACCTACCTGGCCCTCTCCGGCGCGAAATGGCTGTACGAGCAGTGGACCGAGGCCGAGCGCGCCGCCCACCTGGAGGCATTCCACACGCATATCCGCGGCCACAGCCCCCGCCCTGACCTGCAGCGCTGGCGGGACATGCGGGAAGGCGCACAGTTCTTCCTGCAGCTGTGGGAGGCCGACATCGAGCACATCGCCATCGAGAACCCGCAGATGCACGGCCACGCGATCAAGGCCACGGGCGGCCGGCCCACACAGTTCGTGCAGCCCTATGAGTACGGGACACCGGAGTCCAAGCGCACCGGACTGCGGCTGAAAAACCTCCCGCCGTTGACCCCGAATGAGGGCTGGGAAGAAGTCCTGGCCTACGGCAGGACGCTGCCGAAAAAGGTCTTCGAGCGTGTGCACCACCTGCCGCCGTCGCCCACCCGGTGGATCGAACGCTCCCGGACCTTTCCGGGCATCGCGCAGGCCATGGCAGACCAGTGGGGGCCATACGTGGAACTCAGCCTGGACATGGCGGAACAGGAGCAGGCAGCATGACTGAGTTTCCCCCACTGGAGGACGTGGAACAGATGTTCCTGAAGGCCCTCACCAAACCCTCCAGCCGGTCCCTGCAGTCCAAGCTCGGCCCGTCCGAGGTGGGCGGCTGCCCGTACTGCATCGGCTACACGATGGCCGCCAAGCTCTGCAAGATGCCTCCCCGCGAGGCGGACCCGTTCGGCTACGCGGCGCACATCGGCACCATGTGCCACTACTACCTGGAGCACAAGCTGGACCTGGTGTACGGGGCCGGATATGAGATCGCTTCGCACCGGGAGACCAAGCTGAAGGACATCTTCCATGTCCCCGGCTACGGCCCGATCTCCGGCAGCTCGGACCTGTTTGTGCCGGACTGGGGGCGCACGTTCGATTTCAAGTTCCCCGGCAAATACAGCTATGACCTGGTGTCCCTGGCCATTGCCAAAGGCCTGCAGGCGCAGAAGCGCGGCGAGCCGTTCGAGAAGACCCACGCCCCGAGCATGCGGTACCGGGTGCAGCAGCAGATCTACCGCAAGGGCTGGGAGAACCTCGGCCACGAGGTTGGTAGCTCGGTTATTATTTTTCTGCCGAGACACAGTAACTCAATAAAGGATGTACTATTCTGGGAGGAGCCCAACAACGACCAGCTCCTCGAAGACGCAATGGCGCGGACGGGGAAGATCTGGGAGTACGTCGTGGATGGCCAGCTGGACGGTCTCCCCTCGGACCTGGACTGCTACACCTGCGACACCGAGGGCCGGGGCAACACAGCCATCTACAACCAACTACACAGCAATCACATCAAGGAGCACGCAGCATGAGCACCGAAGCAGTCGAAGTCGGGACGATTGTTCCCGGCACCGAGCGCGGGCTGCCCGCGCCAACGGCGGAGATGTTCGACTTCGCCAGCATCGGCGTCAAGGTCGAAAGGCCCCGCAAGCCGTCCAAGAAATTCTCCGCCGTCCTGTACTCGCCACCGAAGATCGGCAAGACGTCCCTGATCGGTTCCTGCGCCGACGTCCCCGAACTGTGCCCGGTGCTGGTCCTGGCCATCGAAGACGGCTCCTCGGTGCTTGATGAAAAGTACGGCGATGACGAAAACCTCGACGTCATCAACTGCGAGGACTGGCCCACGGCCGCCCGCGTCATCACGGCTGTGGCCGAGGGCAAGACCCGGTACAAGACCATCGGGCTGGACACCATCTCCGAGCTGCAGGAACTGATGAAGGAACACTGCAACGATGAGGGCTACGGCCTCTGGGCCTTCATCGCGGACGAAACCATCAAGGTGGTCAAGCTGCTGCACCGCAGCCCGCACGTGAACGTCATCTTCACCACCCACGCGGAAAAGATCCGGGAGGAGTCCACCGGCAAGATCCTGAACAGCCCGTACTTCCTCGGGAAAAAGGCGCTGGCCGAGGTGCTGAAGCCCATCGACATGATCCTCTACCTCGCCGTCACGCAGGACAAGACTACCGGGGAACCGATGCGGGTGCTGCTCACCAAGCCGGACGGCAAGAACGATGCCGGGGACCGCACGGGCAAGCTCGACATGTATATCCCCAACCCGAATTTCGCAGAGATCTACGCACAGATGAAGGCCGAGGAGTACGCGCAGGCCAGCTAGGCACCACCCCAACAAGAAACCAGAAACCAAAGGAAACAGATCACCATGGCACGACTCACTCTCAACATCGACCAGGACACCTTTGACGGCGCGGGTTTTGAGCCCGTGCCGGTTGGTCCGTACAAGGTCAACATCTACTCCGTGGAACAGCGGGAAGTGAAGCAGGGCGAGCATAAGGGCAAGCCCCGCCTGAATTTCCAGTTCCGCATTCAGGACGGCGAGACCGCCCCCGACGGCAAGAAGCAGGGCAACCGCCGGCTGTTCGTGGAGTTGAACGCCTTCCCCACGCCGAACAAGAAGGACCCGTCCAAGACGAATCAGCCGTTTGAGCTGATCGCCATCGGCAAGGCCATCGGCCTGACCCTGGACCAGATCAACGAGCTGGACACCGATGAGTGGCTGGGCAAGGAGCTGCAGCTTTCCGTCGCGGCGCACGAGGAAAAGATGGCCAAAAACCCGGCCACCAACAAGTACGACATCGCCACGGGCACGTACCGCGAGGTCATCAAGGGCTTCCGCTCCCTGGAGTCTGCCGGCACCGCAGCGGCGGCCAGCGCCACCGTCCTGGCCAAGTCGAAGGCCGGTGCCGCCAACAGCGCGTTCAACCTCTAGCAGTACCGCCTGTGCTGTGATGGCACACCGCCCGTCCGAG